GCAGGTCGCTGAACGGGTACACGAACTGTGAGAAGTCACGTTTGTCGGGTCCGTTGATGGTGCTGATGTTCCGTGGGTCTTTGCAATTTGCATTGGCCTCGCGCTTGCTAAAGCACTTGAACTGGCGTCGGGGGGTCTCGAGCTCTGAGGCTTCAAGAATCCGTCGCTGGGTGGGTCTGCTCTGTTGTTCGTACACCCGGCTCAGATCGCAGGGATCGAGACTGTGGGCGTCCGGCACGAGCATCTCCGCAAACTCCCGCATGCACTCGTCGATGTACGCCGTCAACTTCAATGGAGGCATCTGTAGATCGGTAATACGAGTCTTGATGCACCACTGCTCGTTGGCGAGCGTGTCCGATGGCGCGAATGCCCCGTGAATGACTGGGGACATGAAAGCGGTGAGCGTGGGTTTAGCGTCCAGGTCTTGGACGTCGGACACCTTCTGATACATGCGGACGGCTTCATCTACTGGGAAGACGTACGCGCGCTCCGCTCGAGGGAACTGCGTCAGATGGTATGCGAGAAGCGGCGTGCTAGCTACACGCCGTTGGACTAGGTCACCGTCAGGGATCATGCTCAACACGGCTGATTGGGTCAGCTTGACGGTCTGGTACTCTGCCAAGGTGGCAATAGCGTCGTCAACGCGCGAAGGGATGGTCGCGCATGCGTGAGTTCCGGCAATTGCGGTCGATACTTGGAGGTCGTTCTGCCCTTGAATGTATATGCGGGTGAACTTACCATCGACCGGTTGGTACCGGGAGAGCGGTGTGTTGCTGACAAGCGTGCTGAGCATGGCGTTGAAGCCTGCCCAGCGGGCCACTGGAGTCAAGTTGATCAGGTAATGGTCTGCCGAGACCTTTCGCCTGTCAACCAGGTAGGACGCCGACTTGTAAGTAAAACCAAAGAAGGTCTTACTCACACGCAGGCTGTCCAACCCGTATGTCCACAGTGTATGCCGATAGTGCCCACCACCACTCACCACGTAGTTCACGGTCTGGTCGTCCATGAAGGTAAATGAGTAGTCCGCGCGAGTCGCAGCGGCTGCATCTGGTTGAAAAGAGTACAGGATGGTTGGCTGAAAGTTGTCAGCCAAGGCGCTATGCATGTCGACGTAGTAATCCACGTCGACCATTGCTATCATGTGCTGGTCGCTAGGGGACACAGCTGCATGATCGGCATTGAAGTCCTTGTCCCAGAAATGTATTCTGGAACCTTCGTAACCCCGTCGTTGGTTGGAACGCGAGGTTTGGAAGAAGAAGGGTCGAAGTCCAAGGGCCGACGCGAACCGCGCGCAGAAGTTGCGCGCAGTGGTTCGTGAAGCCGCGCTTACACCGTGCGTGTGCTCGGTGTTTACGCGGGCATGGATTAAATCCATGGCGTTGAACTGGGACCGCTGAACCTCCGGTCGGAAGACCGGAAGCTCAGCTTGTGCACTGAGGTATCCTGAAACTAAGCGTTCCAAAAACCCCGTCGCCTTCGACTTACGTCGCCACAGGATAGGTACTATGACGATAAGGCAGGCGGTGCTACAGCAAATAGCTGTCTTGGTTCCATGCTTGGACATGGTTCCGACTGTCAAGATTTTTCTTCTTAACTCAGTGTGTGACGGTTTACGTACAGCTGCTGGGTGCGGAGTGGATTAAG